TTAGTTGTAGTTGGTTTACTTTTCAGATTGTATACAGATAAAAAAAGTAAAACAGATACAGAGACTGTATCGTCAGATTTAGAAAAAACACCTTCATCATCAGAAGAACGTGAAGTTATGGCATCTGACGTCTTTTATGATACAGTTACAGATCCACTCGTCGTAAGCCGGGCGTATTTTACGGAAACGGGGTACGGCGAATTGGGTGATTTTAAAGGTTTACAAGCACAACTTTCCGATACATATTGGATACATGGAAAACCTATCCCGGTCTCAGAATAACCGGTTGCATGGTTTTACCCATAAAAAAACCAAGTAAAAAAGCTACAAAAATTATAATATACCCAGTTTTATCTAAATTTGAAAATATATCGTATTTTTCATTTTGTATTTGGTGTGGGTGATGTGCGTAAACGTGTGGAGGCGGAATATAATATTGTTCATTATTTTCCGGTTCTTGTTGATTATTCTCATTTTCGTTGGAAAATGTGTCTTTGAATTCATCTGGGTTATATTGGATGGGTGTTCCTACGTCCGATTCCATTTATAGAATTTAAATTTATTTTTTTAAGCCGGTTATTACTCATTTTCATATTCCTCTTCCTCTTCATCTGAGTAATCTTCATCGTCATCTTCGTCGTCAACAACAAACCCTTTCAAATTACCGTTTTCATCTTCGTCTGAAAAATCTTCATCATCTTCATCTTCGTCGTCATCTTCTTCATCATCTGTACAAAAGTCTTCGTCATCACTTTGAAGTAAATCTACGTCAGAATTATATTCGTCTTCTCTGTAATCATCTTCAACCTCTTCTTTTAATTCTAAACGTTGCGGTTTTTTTGAAATTCTTCCTGAACGAGTTCTAACGCCGTTTGACATTATAAATTACTAATAGACAATTCTTTTAAGTATTTTACTCGTTTACTCGTTTACTCTTTTAATTGTTTAATTTTTTCTCTAATGTGTAATTCGTTAAAATGTATTACTATTTTAATGGATAAATTATGTAATTTATCCTGGATATCTGTATCTCCTGATACGACGTTAAGTCCTATTTCTTCTAAATTGTTAATTGCACGAGTTAATAACTTTTTTGATATTTCAACATGACTTCTGTATTCTAAAGCCATGTTTATGTTTGCGAGAAATTCTTTATAAACTGTTGGATTTATTCCTGAGTATTTATGGGTTTCTTTTATGAGATTTTTTATCTCGACTGGGTTTGTTTCGTTTTTAAGTAGAGTAGATGTTATATAAATTACAAGTCCCAATAGTATAAGAGCTAGCATTCTATAATTTAGTGGCTATTTTATCTGTGAGTAAATGTTTACGACAATCACATTTACACTTTTGTTCTAATACCTTTTTTACAATTTCAAAATTCACGTTATTTTCTTTACATTCTGGACACGTGTAATTGGTGTGTACTAAATATTTTTTTACACCCTTTTTCTTATCGATTTTTTCTATTTTACATTCGGTTTGTAATTCGAATATATTTTTGAGAATGAACTTGTTTAGTAGCGTTTTAATATCATTTTCGTATGTTTTAGTAAAGGTCTCAACTTTTTTAGGTATTTTTTGTATATACTTTTCTATTTTACCTTCTTTGTAAAGTGCTTTTTTGATTTTTGGTGATAATTGGTGTCTTTTTCCCGTAAAATCTTTACAAAATCCAAAGTGTCTCATTATATCGGTAGTTGAAAAACACTTTTGTGCTATAGTATCTCCTACTATATGAAACCATACGTGGTTAGAATTATGGTTACACTTTTTATTTTCACAATAGTGTGAATTTGTTGAAACGAGAAAATGTTTTTTACTTTCATATATTTTTGTTATTTTCGCCATACTCTGACCTTCGAGGTTTTTCCTTACGAATTCTTCTATTAACCCGATTGCTTCCTGATCTTTGAACTCGTTTTTTATTTCTGCCGCTGTAAAAGTTCCCTCTTGTTTTTTAGTATAACTACCTTCAATTATGACGGGATCATCTCTTTCCGTTCTTAGTGTAGCCATTTGCATAATTTTTACATTTGCTGTATTTCCTTCTATTGCTTCTAACATGGAAAAGGGTCCAAACCTGTATATAAAAATGGGTTTGTATTCACTTTGTGTTTCTTTACCTGTATTATTACATTTGATACATCCTTGTCCAGAACACACCTCGTGTTTACCTTTTTTATGGGACCATGGCATACGAAAACCACTTCCCTTTGTTTTTCTTTCGGAACTACCATATACAGATACATCAACTATATCACTCCAATCTTTCGATCCATATACCAAATTTAATGTGTTTATGACATGTTCACGAATTGCTATTGCTGATGCTCTATTAACAACAAAATCTGGCCAATTTATGTGAACACCCGTTTTTATGAGGTGACCTACCGGTTTTGGTTCTGCTACAGAAATTAAGGCTTCTTTACCACCAAATTTCTTAACCTTATCGCATATAACTTTGCACACACTTTCGAGATCAGAAAATGACATTTCATCTTCATCTTTATAATCGAGATCCACGAAAAAGTTATAATTTTCTGTTTTCTGTTCAACGACGTATATTTTTTCGCCGTTATTATACGCCTCTACATACTTTTCATAAAAATCATTCAATCTATCAAATGGCACGGAAAGGACACCACCGTCCATGAGCACATGTGATAAATTGGAACCATGTGAGAAACCCTGTTCTCTACACCATTGTTTAAACATGGTGTATACTTACCAATTATTGTTTTTATTTTTTTATATTGATTAATCGCTATCGTAATGATGACGCCAAATTGATTTTCTAAATGAAACTTCTGGGTACTGTTCCTGTTCTGATAAATTTTTTTTAAGTACTAAGAGTTCGTAAACTTTGTCATCCTTATGAAGTTCTGCATACCTTTCCGCCTTTTCATTGGTATACCCGTGTCTTTCAATAAGTAGATCCTTTATTTGTGATAAAATGTAAACTTTAGACTTCATTATTTAATAGAAAAGGTTTTTCTATTCAAAGAAGTTACACACGCATAAAACTCTGGGTTATTGAGTACATTTTTTACTATTCTATCCCACTGTTTTTTCGTGTTAAATTCAGTTAAAGTTTCAAAATTCATAAAATCATTTTCGTCAAATGTTCGTTTAATGGGTAATTTTTGTATTTTTTTTAAATTTGTTTTTATTTTTTCATCGTTAAATTTTTTAATGAGGTCACCCTGTTCTTGTTGTGTATAATTTACGAAAAATATGAACACGTTATATTCTAAATCGACCCCGGGACTTTCTTTTACTATAAACTTAAAATCTGAATATTCACCTTTTTTAAGTGAAACTACTCCTCTGGTTTCTTCTTCGAGCTCTCTTAAAGCACATCGTATAGGATTTGGTATTTCTCTGCGTCTACACCCTCCTGTCACGAAAATCCAATCTTTGAATCTTCGATCTCGGACAGTTAGAAACTTTGGTTTAGAACCCGTAAACGTTACGGGAATAGCAATAGCCTTATATTTCTTCATTGCGCATTTGCAAGTTATAATTTAGCGAGATGATTATTCTGAAGATTCTTCTTCGCTATCTTGATTTTCATCAATTTCTTCACCTACTTGGGTTTCATTTTCTTGTGTTTTTTTCCTTGGAATTTGACACTGAGATCTTTCTGGTCTGGGGAATGCTGGTCTGGATAAAAATGAGGCTAATTTTCCATTAAACCCCTTTACAGATTCCATTTCTTCTTTGGTTGTTTTGAGTTCTTTATACATGTATAAAGTTAATGCGATGCATAACAAAACACCAACTACTGTAACGGTTTCGCGATCAAAAGTAAACATTATATATTAATTTTTACAATTATGTTTTTAAGTATGTATAATCGCACCCATGTGAGAACCTTTTTCTTTGGGACACTCGTACCCTTGTTGAGCAAATTGAATCTCCTGGAAATGACCTTCTTTACACTCCGCGTTTTGAACGGGTTTTTGTTGTTTTGGGTCGACGAGATGATTCAAAGTTCCGGACTTAGGATCGTACGTAATAATAAAAATAAAAGCTGTAAGAAAAACTATTTGCCAGAACATTTATAATAACTGACCATAAAAATTAAAGTTAAATTAGTTCGAGTACATCAAACCACCCATACCGTTTTCAATACGGAGGATGTTGTAGTTGACGCCATAAACATCGTCTTCGAAAGTACCACTACCTTCAATAACGAGTCTCGCAGAATCGAGTCTACTGAAGTTGAGCGAACCAGTTGGTTGGAGCTTGGAAGTATCGAGACAGAATGGAACCAACATAACAGTGTCACCTATCGCGGCATTTTGTGTGTGGTAGTAAATTGGTACGCGCGTAAAGTGTGGTACGACAGATTTGGCATCAGTAACGTCCGTACCATTGATTTGCAATTTCATCTTGTTAGCCGCAAATTCGGAGTTAGCGTTTTTGGCAACCAAATACTTAATTGGGTGATTGAAACTAAGTTCTTGTGTTCCCGATTTCGATTTAATAGCTTTTTGTGTTTGTGTAACAAGCATGTTTTGTGGTGTATTGGACAAGGATGTGCGTTCATCAGTGTCGAGATGAATGAATTGTGCGTACACTTCCATATCTTCAACCGAAAGTGATCCCCATGTAATTCTTAATTCAACATCGTGGTATTGAAGCGCGACCAATGGGAGTGCGGATTGGGCGTTTTCGCAAAACGAAAACCTGAGTGGTACGAAATAATCTGTACCCGCGTTGTGGCTTTGTCTTGAGTTGGTTTGATTCATAACAGTTGGTGCAAGATCTTTAAAAAAATCTTTTTCTTGCGTGTCGATGACTTGACCACCGATCAAAAGTTCAACTTTACTGACATAACCTGATAAGTTAGCTGTTTCATTTGCTCTACTCGAAATGTAGACGTATCCGAGCATATCCCCCTTTCTTTCAAACCTGACGGTGGACATACTACCAGTTTTGGGGTTGCCCTGAACAACTTGTCTTTCGACAGTTTGGGCAAAGTTTGTGTGACGTTTATAGTTAGACCTGAAAAAGGAAACTTCGGGTTGACCGACAATGTGTGCATCTTGGGCACCGATTGCGACGAGTTGGGCTATACCTCCAGACATATTTTATATTATACTAAGGTTTTTTATTTTTAAGCCCATGTATAATATGAAAGATTCTAAAAAAAGAATTTACGCTGCTGTAAATGCAATTGCATTCATGTAAATTTTACCCGATGCTATACCCAATTTAGACACGGTCATAAGACCATGACTTCCTGAGGATATGGAAACATCGTCTGTAAATGCAAT